TTATCAAGCCATTCATCAATCTTACTGCATTGAGCCTCATGCACCATGTTTGCTTCTTGGTAATCAAGCTTCAAGTCAGCCAGCTTAGGGGGAGTCTTCCAATTAACCTTCCACTTATCGTCTGGAGTAACTTCATCCAAATCCATATCATCTTCATCTTTCATATCAGTACCCATTCAATCAGTGGAAGTTACACCCAACCATTACGTTCAATACGATTTGGCTGGCTTACTTGGTCGATGCGTATGTTATCACGCTCCAAGGAAGCACAGGCAAGTTCATACTTGGCAGCATAACTGTTCCCTGAATGGAACTCATTGGTCATACCCATTGGATTATTCACACGACTTGCTACAAAGTAACAGAGAGCCTCAAGATACTGGTATGGAAGATCAATCTCTACAGTTTCAGCCCTATACAGACCTACTCCAGGAGCCAGATAAGGGTGTGCTGCACGATATTGCACAGTAAGCGTGTCAGTGAGGTACTCAGAAGGTGTAGTTGCCAGACGATTAACGATATCAATAGGGACTCTAAGCGTGCTTAGGCTAGGAGTACTCAAGGAAAACTCATCTGCTTCATCATTTAGAGGTAAAACCACACCATCTTGGGTCAAAACTCTCTCAATCTTCATCAAATCATTGAGATATGGAGAACTTGCATCAAGAATGTACTTAATAGGTTCAGTTGAAGCAGTATTACTGGCACAATACTTCAAATGTATGGGGTAATTTACCTGATCTGTTTGCATATCCACTACAAATTCCCCATGTCTAATAGGGAATCGTGTATGTAAAGCAGCTAAACCAAGGTTAATACTGGACACCAACCGATCATAGTTAGCATCCTCGATAGTTCCAGCACCAGAATTACCAATAGCCATCTGGCTAAGCTCTCCATAGGAGAGTTGTGTGAAGATTTCAGAGAGTTTCATGTATCACCTATACAATGTAGGAACCAATACGAGGATTTTCCACCACATCTTCCTCAATGTCCCACATGTTACTATGTCCAGAGTGAGACACCAACGTAGTTTCTTCACTTGGTTTCCATGCCTTCATACTGGAGAGCATTGATACCGTATCAATGAAATCATCATGCTTGCTTTTGAAGCCACTCACTGAAACCAAACTCAGTTCATTCAAGCCTTCAGCCAGTACAGGTTCACTCTTCTTCTCTAAGGGGAAGAATATCTTGTGTGCCTTGAACAGTGGAACCATAGTATTGAAGCGTGACATCTTGTTCGTGTTAGGTCGCATACCCGGCTTGTTGTCATTCCCATCTGAAGCCAAGGTGAAATACACATTCCGATTCATCATCTGTTCCTGAAGCCAAGGGATGAATCCTCCCTGTTGTCCAGTCACTTCAATACCTACAGCCTGTGGCTTGTACATCTGAACCAATCTGAACAGATCATCAATGTTCTTGTTCATCAACTGACGCTGGCAGATACCATCAACCCAAAACCAATCACCATTGTTGTTGTATGCCCAGACACTGATTACACTGAAGTCACTGCTCTGTCTTTCACTGGTAGCAAAGTCAGTGGTGATATAGAAATTGAACTTACCCTTGTTCCTGATCACAGCATCAATGGAGTACCACTGAAGATCACTATCCAGAATAACTCTATCTTCTTCACTCATGATACGTAACATCAACTCTTGGTTAAAGGAGTTCACTTTACCTGTCTTTATTGCATCATCATACTGACGTTTCACGTACTCATATGTAAAACGATCTGGCCATGCAGCTTTAAACTCTTCCCTACTGCAAGGAAACTGTTCACACACAGGGAACACATTCACAACCCATGCACCAGAACCTACTGCCTTATACACAGGGTCTTTAGCATTAAAGGGTGTACCGCTCCAGATCACCATATTGATCTTAGGATGTAGGGCATAGTTCACTGCCTTGTACACCGTATCCTCTACAGCAGCAATTACAGTAGCAGACCTTGCATCTTCATCACTTATCAAGTCATCCAATACTGCCAATCTAGGACGTGTATTCAACTCCACCGTACCCCGAACACCCGTCTTGGCACCATGGCCTGTAACTACAAACTCCTTACCATCAGCATTCTTGAAATACCAACGAATGTCTGTGAACTTGGCTTCAGGAAGATACGTCATGAGGAAAGGGCTATTCTCCCTTCTTCTCTCAAGACGTAACCGCATCTTCTTCACACCATTCTCTACACTATCTGAGATGTACAAGGCATAGATTACATCACCGAATCCAGGGAGTTCCCCATACACAGCAATGTACAGAAACAGGTACTCTGCCATCACTGTTGTCTTAGCACTTCCCCGATAACACAGATTAACGATCCTAGCTCCTCTCTCTGTCAACGTATCAAGCATATGGTAATGGACAACAGGAGTAAGATTCTCCTCACCCCTACCACCATTAACCAACTTGATGAATGTAACAAACTCTAGTGCAAAGTCACTAGGTACATAGTTAGGGTCAATACTGTAATCAATATTGTTAAGGTAATCTTCTACCTGCCAAGGCATACCATCAGCGTGTAGCTTACTCATATGTTTCTCTTGCACTTGGCATAGTACTCAAACACTTCTTCATAGGTAGCAAAACCTCTTGGCTTAAACCACCACTCCCAGAACCACCTATTTACAGCAATCTTCACCTCCGGATACTCAGGGTGATATAGCAGTGCTTGTCTACGTAGCTTCATGGCTTCTGTCTCCGCAGAGTATCCACTCCTTCAACTCCTGTTGCAAAACCAACACCTAACCCCAGTGTAGCTCTAGGGTCTGAAACCATCTTGGTACTCGCCTTAGTCAATCCCTTCCCCGGCACCTGCATAGCCCTCATCAAACCAAACATAGGTAATGCCTGCAACAAAGACAAAGCCATGCCTGTACTATCCCCTGCTTCAGCGGATGAATGCATCTGTCCCATTGCACTACCGAAACCAGTCATAGGATTCAATGTCCTTGCCACCCTCCCCCCAAAGCTAGGATCAGTAGCCTCATATCGAGCATTAGCATCAGCCCACCACTTAGCACTATCAGTCCAGATACTCATACCCCACCTCTCTTACGTCTTGGATACTCTTCTTCAAGCCAAGCAATATCACCATCGGTAGCCCCTGTACCTAATGCTTCATCCCAAGCCAACTCCCCTGAAGTCTTAAGATGCAACTCTTTTAGCATCTGTAATCTACGTTCCAAATCCTTCATCTGTCTTTTGCGAAAGGTTGCTTCCTTAAGTAACTCATCTATACACAACCTCTCCTTAAAGAACGTCAATAGAAACCAAGCACAGAACCTAACCCATAAAGGTTCATTTGTAAGGTAAACCTTCCGATCATCGTAGAGATAAACCAATCTCAAGTACATGTAGTCAAACATCAATCACCTCAGCTTCTATCACCTTCGTATGAGCAATCCCCTGTGCATTACTCATCCCACTTTGGATCATCAATCTCTGTTGCGCTGCCAACTCCATCGTAGCCTGTCTCAATGCAGCAATGCTACCATCTTCCTTCATGCCAATCTCCAACTCAATCTTCTGAGTCTCAGGCATCTTCAAGTGCAACAACAAACTATTTGCTGCATCACACCGTACCTTCTCACTATTCGCTGAAACCATCAACTCTGCTTGTACATTCAAAGCCTTCTGATACAAGTCCTGATTCAACACATAATGAGGAACCAGTGTCTGTTCAAAGATCAGGTTAACCAGCTTGCTCTTGTTATACGCAGTGACATAGGAAGCAATGTCCTTAGGTGCTACACCTGAGTTAATGAAGTGCTGGTACTTCGTAGGGAAGGTTTTCACATAAGCATCAAGGTTCGTACATCCCATCAGCTTATGGCTTACGTACTTCACAGCGTTCACATAGTCCGTAATCTTGAACCTGCCATCAGCCATTACCTTGGTGTATGACAGGAAGTTATCCCTGTATTGTTCAAACATCTCAGGATCAGACAAGGTTTGGTTGATGCTATCCACCAACTCTTGGTTCACATTCTTACGCAGCTTATCCGGTAAAGCCTGCCGGATTACATCAGGGGTCATCATGGCACATCTCCTGTCAGTGTATCGGGTGAGTATAGTCAAACCAAACCATG